AAGGTCTTTGTGAACGGCGTTCAATGCGTGCTGACAGTTTGGATGAAACAGCCCAGCGGCCTCGGCATCAGCCACAGTTGGGTAGCCCGGAGTCTCGCCAGTAAGCGATAAAATCTCACCCTCCCAAACGCGGCACTCTTCGTGGTCACTGCCAGTCGATGACACCTCAACTAAATCGTAGCCGTTCTCAAGCATCTTGTTGGCCAGGCCGGAATTGCGAGCCTCAACAAGCTTAGTGCGGGCCAGCATGTCGGCATAGCGGTCAAGTGACCAACTACGACCGCCCTTGTCGGTTAGAGCACTTAAGCCTCGGTCTTTCAGTGTTGCCTTGATGCCGGCAGCGATCTCTTTGCGGGCTGAACCGGTAACCCTGCCCTCAGCAATCCTGACCTTAATTTCCTCTTTGGCAGCCCTAGTGAACACCTGCTTGGCTGAGCGGTTAACGGCGCTAAGAGAATCACCGAACGAACGCTGCACGTCACCCACAAGCACCGATACGGCTTCTCGGTTAATGGCAGTAAATGAAGCAGTCTTAATTGGTGCTCCAACAAACTCTAACTGCTTGACTGCATCATTAAGCCCCAGCTTATACGCTGCTGGCACTTCGGTTTCAACCCACTTGGTCGTGTCGACTCCAAGCCTCGTTAGCTCGCGTTCAATGCTCCTAGCAATAGCAGCCCTGTTTACCCGGCCAAAGTCGGTGGCACCATCAATCTCAGAAAGCACTCGCAGGTAGGCTTCTTTATACAACCGGGTGAGCTTATCAATGCTCTCCTTGGGCAGCTCGACCTCACTAGGAAACATTACTTAGCTCCAGGTGTCGCTGGTTCTGAAACGTCTGGTTTATTCGAGTTAGCCTCATCTGGCTCTTTAGTGTTAGGTGGGTTTACTGAGCCGCCGGTTGGCATGCTGATAGCGTCCTCTTCTGCAATCTCAGCGAGGGTATCCTCAGCAGTCTCTTCATCAACCTTGTCCAAGCGCATAATGGCCTGCTTCTTAGAGGTAGTGCCGGATGTAATACGCAGCTCCTCTTCTTGTGAGGCTTCGTATGAGTCGATTGGCACACCGTCCTGCCAGTCAATCTTTACCTCGGCAGGTTCACCGCTAAGCTTGTGGTTATCTGGGCCAACACCAACATTGTGAGCCTTGGCTAGCTCTTGTGCCACATACAACATCTTCTTAAGCACAGCATCGTAATACAGGCGCTTGCGGTTAACCTTAGCAATGGTGCGCATTAGGCGCAGCTTAAGGGCGCGGCCGCTGTCGGTTGGGTTGTTGCCCATGCCAAAGGCATCTGGTGAGGTTTCGCTGAACATGTAGATCATGTTGACCAGCTTCTCTACCTGGCTAAAGCTGGACTCAAGGCTGGCATTCCAAACGATATACTCTGGTTTGGCAGTCGAGCCAACATCTTGAGACGGTATCTCAAACATGGTAAATGCCTCTTTTTTGACGTTGCCCTGCTCATCCAGCACACCTTCGGGTAGAGCTAGGATTGGATCGGAGTGCTTATCGAGAATATTCTCAGTCTTCGTCAGGCGGTTATTGACCGCATAAAACAACGAAATCAGGTCTTGGTAGTCATCATAACCAAAGTATTCGCTACCATCCTTCCAGTTTGGAATGTGGAAAAGCAGTATATCGTTAACCTCGGTTTCTACAACCTCCTCAAGCCCGGGGTCATTGAGTAGCTTTAGGTCGGCTTTTTGGTTTATCTTGCCGTCTTTAAGCAGCCATAACTCGTTGGTAATCTTACCGGGTTCGTGAATCTCCTTGCGCACATACTCCTCTTTGCCAATAACCACCTTCCAGGCAAGCTCTTGCTTATCTGGAACGTCGCGAACGTTATTTGGGTCAATGTCGGGAAAGTAAATTGATGGGGTTATATCTTCAATAATAACGGTCGCATTCTCATCTGTTTCATGGCGCTTGCCAACCCTTAGCTTAAACACTGCGTCACCATGGCGGCTGTTAGCTAGTGCTGACTCGTAGAGCTGAGTGTGGATATTATTATCCTGAATCAAAGCGTCCATGAAGTCCTGATCGCCCTCTGGCACCATATATCGATTAGTCTCGCCAGCTAGCATATCTGCTGCAACCTTTGATATTAGCCCAGCAAAGTTAGCCACCACATACTTAAGCATGGAGTAATCACGATTGTAGTGCTCATTCTGCACCCTAAGCTTGAACGCATCAAATTGATCGCCCTTAAACAACTTATCGTTAAATCTATACCGCTCTATGCGGGCAATATGGGCTTTATATGGGAACTCTAGTGGGCTCGACATTTGGCATTAATCCTTATGGTTGAATTGTATCATTATTAAAATCCGCTCGGCTTATTGCTAAATGCTCTGACTTTGCGCTTAAGTGTGCCCTCTTCCATTGAACCTAGCAGCGCATCAAACATATCATCATGCTCACCCTGTGGGAACTCAAGAATTTGGTCATGCAGCTTTGTGGCCAAAGGGTGATCTTCTCTTAAATGCACCATCATTCCGGCAAATGTAGCACTGGCAACAATTGCTCTTCGTGTTTTGTCCCTGTCTGGTCGCCACGCATGGAGTGGGGGATATATGCCGCGCTCAGCACCGTTTTTACGAGCTAAAGTATAAAGGCCAGCCTGGAATGCTACTGTCTCAACCTTAATTTTATCGTGTCTCCACTGCTGGTATTGGTCGATAATGTGGCCAACCTGTATGCTTAGGTCACTTTCTTTGTGCTCTAGCATATCAAGCTGCATAATATGCCCGGCTGGATTGCCATCGCAGATTGGGCATGCCTTAGTCACCCCTACTGTCGACATAGCCCAAAAGTCAGCCTTTTCCTTCTCCGAAATAGCCGGGTCGACATGGCCAATGACAAGTCGAAAGGTATGTTGCATCCAAGACCTCATGAGCTGGTCATCCTCAATATCTGGGTTTGCCTGCTTATAGGTAGACAGTTGCTCCTGCAACCGATACTTCTTTTCCAGCCAGGGCTCTTTAATGATCTGGTCTTCTTCGCTGATTGGTTCGTTTTGAATTTCCGAAGCAAAAGCGATGGGCCCAAGATAAAGTGGGTGCTTAGGGTCTGAGCGCATTGATATAAGCTCCTCAACTGGCCAACGCTCAGGCCACAGGCTGTTTCCATCTGGTAGTATTCCCTGATAACGCCGCCTTTTCCACCCGGCAAATTGATCTTTGCCCTTAAGGATATTGTTTAGTAGCGAATCTCGATGCAACACCGTGCCTATCATAATAATGCAGCCTATACCTTTAGCTAAAGCCGGTAGAACTCCTTTAATGAGCCAGTTCTTAAGCTTTTTGCGGCGGTCAGATGACTCAACAAGCTCATCATTCTCAAGGTCATCAATAATAACTAGGTCAGGCCGATAACTTCTAAACTTAAGGCCGCGAATCTTCATACCAGCACCCTTGGCAATAATCTTTGTCTGATGCCGCCTACCACCACCATCAATCCCTTTGATGATTAAACCTTCGGTGTTCCACTCAGCCCCAAAAATATCTCCATACAGCCAGTGGATAGCCTCGTTGTTTTCCAGTTCATCCTTGAGGGCATCCAACAGACCCACGGCCTGGGTTACGGTGTCAGAAATCAAAATAATAAAGTGCCTTTTGGCGTTCAGCGCCACCCAAGCGGCAAAAACCAGATCGGTGATAGTGGACTTACTAAACCCGCGGGGAGCGGCGGCCCCCATCAAGCCATGAAGCTCCGCCATGTCCTGATACAGCTCTATGTGGAAGCTAGCAGGATCAGACTGTATATGGTTGGGGAATAGTAGGCTAAATTGAGGTATATTTTTAGGCTCCGCGAAGTAGCGGCGCAATAGAGCTTTTGCTTGCTCTTCGCCTACCTCATCAATTAGTTGGCGTATCTTGCTCGGTAACGCCATTTTTGTTGAAAATGTTATCAAATGCAGCTTCGGCTTCTGGGGTTATTGGGCCGCCAACACGCTTACCCTTACTAGTGATGTCAAGCTTATCGGTAATACGACCCCTGAGTTTATTAAACTGCTCAATGGCCTTAACCTTGGCGTTATAGTCAGCGTTCTGGGTAACAACAATTGCAAGCTGCTTATCCACATGGGCATCATTCAGGGTTAGATCAAGTAATTCATTAATGCGCGCGAGGATGTTAGGGTTTGATAACATCTCTGACGCTACTGCTCTTGCTGTGTTATACCAATTCGGTTTGTGCTGGTCTGGCTCGTAAGCCTCTACATACGATTGCACGCCATTGCCAAAAAACTCGGTTCGAGTCGCATACAGTTGGCAAAACAACTCCTGCTTCGGATTTAGCCTTTTCTGAGCCTCTGTTTGCTCTTGCGGTTCGCTCATTAGCCCCACCTATCATTGTTATAACTTATGACGATAATTATCCAAGCGCCCATGAAACAGACTGCTGCCCATAGTGCGATAAATCCTGGTGTAAATTCTTGATACTCTATCATGACGCATAACCATTAGCGTTACTAGAATAATAGCATAGTTCAGGTCACTGTTGCAGTCACCCTATTAGCGCGCTAATTTGATTAATTAACTTGCTTCAAAGACGAGCGACCCGAACGACCAGCTTAATAACTGGCAGGGGTGGGCAGTAGGCTGGTAGCTAACTACCAGAGAAGCACCCCTGTCAATCATCAAACCTTTTTGATAACAAACGAGCTGTCAATAACGTTGTAAATACGCTGCCTGCCATTCTGGGTGGTTTCATCCAGCCCGGTATCCATGATGTATTGGTAGCTATGCAGGTGGCCATCAACATCCTCTTGGAATCTAACGGCGTATACCTTGTGCTTAAGCTCTTCGCCCTTGAATTTATAGACAAGGGTATCACCAACATCCCACTTGCGCTTATCTAGCTTTTGATCTGATTTACTTGCCATAAATAATCTCCATAGCCATTATACATTACCGAATTACGTTGTCCCAATGCTCTAAAGCCTCAAGGAAAACAAAGGTTGGTATTACAGTCCGCTTATCGCCGGTGTCTTTAATTAAAAACTTGCGGCGCTTAAGTCTTCGTATAGTAGCCTCTGGGGACTTGGCAATACCTTGGTGCCAGTCAATCTGGTGTGGATAGCATCCCTCCAGCGCATAAAGTGTGCATATTGGCTTGCCCTGCTGGGTTGAGATGTTAATTTTATTAACCTTTTCTTTGGTTCTAAAACTGCCCATCACTCCACCAATCCTTTCACCTTATCTCTCTGTTGGGACTTTACTTGGTTAATGACTACATCTTCATCAGTTGTATATCTGGCCCCATTTACAGTGCCGCGCCCAGACACGACGTCCCTACCAATAACCTCACTCTCTACCCACTCACCGGTTGCGGAGAGGATGGCCTTTACTATCTGCTTTCTAACTTCATCTGCACGGTGCCGAACAAGTCTCAGCAACAGTGGGTTAGAATCGCCCGTTTTCCTATCTACTACCTCGTCGGCGGCCGGTAGAGCTTTATATACAGCCTCCTCTATCGCTGCTTTGTATTCTGATGTAGTCATGACTGGTTCTCCAAAAGCTCTGGGTTCTCGTAGATGTTGCCGGTTACCTCAACATTATCATTGCCATTTTGATGAGACAGGTCGGTATACTCATGCAGGTCCGAGCTTAGGTAGAACATAGCATCATCAAACACTACTTGCTGTATGTCTTCTGCCATTCCCAAGTCACCGTCATAATGCTCGGCAACTTTGCAAATATCCCCCTCATAAATCTCAACTCCGTTCTTATCCTTGAGGCCGGTAGACATACAAATTACCAGCTCATCATTTGGAAAGTCGTAAGCATCGTTATCACACATGAATGAGCCAACCTTTATCGAGTAGTTAAGGTCAAACACATTACCTACACCCTCATAGCCACACCATTCCTTTTTGGTCTTGTTCCACACTCTAAACTTAATCTCTCTACTCATGGTCTCTACCTTCTTCAGATGGGGCTACGGAGCTATTCTTGTCTTCAAGATACTTTAAGCCCTCCTTGAGTTGCTTCCGCCGAGCATTAATTTTACTCCAGGTCTCTGATAGTTCTTCTTGCGCCCACTCAAGCCCCATTAAACGATACTCCTCTAGTAGCGGAGCTAGAAGTTTTCGTTGTTCCAGTGGTAATGAATTGTAGTAATCGCCTGCTTTACTCATCGTTATTTACCTTTCTTTAAGTTAGCTCGGATTGGATAGTGAGGAGCTGGGTCTGTGCCGACAATTTCTTTGTAGTAATCTCGCAGCGTGTTTTTTATCCCCTTATATACCGTGTCTTCGGCAGCCATGGTGTGAGAGTGTAGCAAACTGCCTGTGTGGGTCATATGAAGTTCGTCGATGGTCATTATTGCCCACCCTACGCCATTTAACTGCGCCTCCTGCACTGCTTTATCTAGGGCTGCTATGTGAGCTGCTACAACCTGCTTTACAGCATTGCTGAACATATGGTCGCTAAATACTGGCTGGTAGTTGGTAAAAGCATCCGTAACTTCTTCCTCAAATGTTTTGTGTGTGGTCATCGCTTAAATTCTCTCTTAAAGTATACTTTTAGTATGGTATTTCGTTCAAAGTTGCCAAGTAGTTTATGTTGCGCATATTTACTGCCAAGTGTTAGTTTTTTAACTGCAAGATAACACCCACTTCCGGTATCGTGCCCAATACCATCATGTAGTAAATGCCACCCGTAACTACCAATAATAAACTTACCAATTTTAAAATACTTTATGCCTTCCATCTCCTTAGATAATACGAACTTGTGCTTGTGGGTCATTTGAAACACGCCTCCATGGGGAGGCTGTCACCATTCGGACAACCAGTCGGCGCTGGCCTGACTTGGTAATACTGCTCCTCGGTCAATGCTTCTTCTTTCACTTTTGGCTGCGGAATAGCCGTAGTGGTCGCAACCGGCACAGCTTTTGTTGGTTGATTACTAAAAGACTGCGGTGGTAGCGGGTTAATAACCTCTTCCGCTGGGGCTGAAATGATATGAAACTCTTCTTTAGGCTGAGGCTGATAAAAAGTAAGCCACAGCGTGTATGCTAGGATTTCCATTAAAAATACCCCTCTTCATCACGATAGTCTTGCTCTGGTGGCCAATCATTTACCACTTCCGGCTCTGCTGTTTTGACAACCTTAGGTGTGCTATCAGCGTCAATTAAGCCCTTACCCTTTTCAACCAATCCGGTGACGTTAATACCCGGTGTTAATACTCCCGCCCATTTGCGGTAGTTGCCGTTTTTCGGGTCAATCCAAGTTCGGTAGCTTTTGCCATCATCACCCTTAAAGGTTACAAGGTTTACCATTTTGCCAGTGTGATATGACTTTGTTTCTTTGATCTTTGTGATAGTAAATATTCTCATGCTGCTGTTCTCCTTACGCATTTACAGTCTGGGCA